AAATACTTGTTGTTCTGGTGGCTCGCCGTAGTCCAATAAACAAGTCACAAGAATATCGCTATAAACGTTACCACTGGTATGTAAAGCAGTCATTTTGTTGTTTTCTGGGTCGGTGTCGGCTGCTGAGTTATCGTCAACTACTTTGGAGTAGGTTTGATTGTACAAGTCAGCGTTCTGTCCAATAGTGTTAGGGGGCAAATACGTAATAACTCCGGTGGGGTCTACAGAACTGCCGCCGTTGCCAAACGCCATGAGATAGATATATCCCAAGTTGCGGTTGCTCAAAGTTTGCGCCATGGCCAAACTGATGTTTTCGTAGTGAATTGCGTTCTTTTTGTCCACAAGAATTTCACCTGTGTTGGGGTCATGTATCTTGACAAACCCCTCAATCTTGCACAGTCCGGGCTGAATAATCATGCTCGTCCCTCCACGTAGGTTTTTTGTGTTTTTGGATCAAAAATGCGCATGTGAGCCTGCACACTGATTGTACCTGTTTCGTTGGGGCGTCGAGGCGGTGCTGCCTTTTGCTGAGTCTCTGCAGACTGATTTGGTGCTGTATTTGACATGGTCTTTTATTTATCCGTATTATCTGTCACACAAAAACCTTGCGGCCACTGTGTTGGTTTCTTGCAGTGCCACACCGTTACTGGCATTGCCATTTGCTGGTTCATACCAACTCTTTCCGCGACGTTGCAGTATAGTAACTTCGCTACCTGCTGCAGGTGCCTGGTATGTATCATCAGTAATAAACTCTATAGCTAATGGTCCAAAATCAGTTACAATGTAACGATATTCAGAGTTGCCGGCAGTTTCACTATAGTTGTACTGGCGTATTCCGCCCACGTAAACTTCAATGCTTTCCACATAGGCTGTGCTAGAATCTCCAAAATCTGCAATATTGATATTGGGCGCATAGAACACTGCGGTTGTGCCATCGCCCATGCCAGTGTCTTTTACCACATAGTCTTGATATGTGGTATTCAACAAGTTTCCAATGCCAATATCATACACAGTTGCACCAACATTGTGACTTGCGGCTGCTGTACCAGCGGTGCCACGTTGCAGTCCAGAAACAGTGTTGAGTGCAGTGTCTCGGTTGCGGTACATAATACGTTCACCATCAATGGTGATAATACCAAAAATACCAGCTGGCAAATCAGGTTGACTCAAGCGATTGGCATCAACAACATAAATTGTGTCTGAGGTAGCACTTAGTGGCTGATCCAATGTGGTAGTAGTTGCGTCAGTCATTCTATAAGTGGCTTGCACTCCTCGCATGTCTTGGAATATACGGAACGCTACGGCTTCAGGCACAATACTCTCTGTAAATTCTGTCACAGCCATAATTGATCCTGGACTAATTGCGCCGGCTGCCAGTATTAGATATTGTCCATCTACTACGTAATCAGATCCTTCAAACAGCCGATAACCATCCAACGTGATCCATAGTCTATTGGCGCTTATGCCAGTGCGTTGTAAATCAAAGTCATTTGTTGCAACAGCCGTGCCAATTGTGTAGTCATACGCACCAGGTGCATAGTCAATACTGCCACTGTCATAGAGGGTATTATCATAAGGTTCATTGATTGTGGTTCCAGTTTGTATTGGTCCATCAAATACCAAGGTCAAGATGTTTTGCTCACTGGTGTCATTCCAAGTAATAGCAGTAATGATATCCCCAATGTTGAGATTGACAATAATTTGTAATTCATCACCAACTATAGAATAACCGGCTTGGACATCTACTGATATTAGAATTACTGCTCCAGCTGCTGGAGCAGTATTAAACACCACCTGACGTCCAGGAATGTTACTACCGTCCCAGTTTGTGACGCCGTAACTTCCTGGAGAGGCCCCGACACTTTGAACTTGTAGTATATTGTCTACATAAACTGTGATATCGTTTGGTGCATCAATAATGCTCTGTAAGTATGCACCGCGCTGTGGTAACCCAAAGCTGACACTGCTGTCATCACCAATCCATTCAATACCTTCTGCAGGGCGCAATCTCAAACCATTTTGAGTTACAATAATATTAGCAGGATTGGTTCCTTCTAGGCTATTGGTTAACTCAAACGTTTTTGTGAGGTAGGTGTCATTGTCCACAACAAAACTTTGTACAACTGGTGTACTCCAACTGGTGAAATCTGCTGGAGTAAACTTGGCATTTAATTCACCAACCCAGGTGGCGCTGTCGGTTAACAATGCCACAGGAATGCTAGATCCTAAAATCTCTTCAATGGTAAAACTAGCACCGTTGATAATATTCAACACATAGTATGTGATACCAGTTTCAATTCCACCTAGAGAATTGCCCGAGAACGATACTGTTTGCCCCACACTCAATGTGCCGGTACTGCCTTGAATAGCGATTGCGTTTGTGCCAGTTGTGGTGTCAGTTACTGGTAATGACAATCCAATGCCCAGTGCTGTCAAGCCGACCCCATCGGTTGAGTTAACGGTTTGTGCAAATGTCACCTTGGTATTCAATGTGGGAACATATGGCAACCAGTAGGCTGTGTTGTTTAAGAATATACCCGGAATAACTGATTGTATAGCACGATAGTATGTGCCAGTGGGCGAGCCAGTCATTGATCCTGAGGCATCTGTTAATCCGAATGCTGTGTCCGATCCAGCAACATCTGTGATAAAGAATTGCGTGGTGTTGGCAATGCTGAGCACATAATACGTTGTACCGGCCACAATCCCACCAAACACAGTTCCAGAAAACACAATTGGTTGCCCAATTACCAGTGCGCTGGTGTTACCACAAGACACAGTATCATATGTTGCACTAGTAGCAGTACAAGTAATTGCGTAGTCATTATAAACAATGTCCATGATTGAATATGAATCATTCAAATTCCATTCAATAGATTCTGAGTAGGCACGATATATAGGCTGTGCTTGATGTTCGCTGTTCTGGAACACTGCAATTTCAACAATTTCTTTGTAGTTGACTGGTATGATAACTGAGTTTGTGCCGCTGTCAACAATTTCTTGCCCCACGTAATTTTCACGATAAAGTTGGCTGCCGCCCCCCAACTCATACACACCAATATTGATAATTTGTTGATCAGTAATACCATTTACAATTTCAACAGTTTGCACATCCCAATTCACAAAGTAATTGACATCTCTAGTTAGCTCAGTTCCGGTACTGAGATTTGCAACTATCACCTGCACCGGACGGTTAACAACCCCGGCCCAACTGTACAGTTGAGTAATAGCAGGCTCATAGGTGTAGTTAATTGATCTGATTTGGAAACCATGTCCGTTGTTGGTCCAGTCAGCACCCGGGCGTGTGTACACACGCAGATCCAAGGTGTCGTATTCTGCACCGTTTACTAGTTCTTCAGGAGCATGACCTTCATATGGTCCAACAAACTCACCACCATCTACGTTGATGTCTGAGAATCGTTGTCCAAGATATATGTCAGCAAATTCACTTTGATAGTTGGCATCTAGGGTAATGTCGCCAGCAAAGTAATCGCCCCAAACTTGTACACCAGGGTAATCAACCCCGTTTACCAACAGCGGCAATTCAAGTCCAGGTTTGTTGACTCCGGGCACATACAACCCCATGGTACGGTCAACACCAGTTAGACCAGTCTTAATCAAAGGGTCGGCACCAGGATAGACATACGTGGCTGCATCAACCAGTTCCCAATTTTCAATATCAAATGTGGGTCCGACAACAGCACTGCTGCCATCTGCATTGAATGCCGACCACACACGAGCATTGTAACGTACTAAAGTACCATTTTCATACGTGCCATCGGGACTCCAGGTCAATATTGAAGTTTGGTATTGATAACGGTCATAACGAATCACTGTGCGGAATTGACGAATAACATCATTGGTCATTCTAGGGTATGCTACTGCTCCTGAACCTGCGCCACCACCACCTTCAATAGTGACTGTGGGGGTAGCTGTGTAACCCGCACCAGTATAGGTCACGTTTATTGCTACAACTTCGCCTAGACTGTTTAGCACCGCTACTGCCTGTGCGGGCTCAATTGCTGTGCCTGTGAATACCACAAGTGGTGGTTCTGTATATCCTGTGCCTCCAGACACGACAGCCACGCTGTCAAGACTCAGTGTGTAATTTTCAAACCATTGACTGTATGGCCATATGCTCCATACCGTGCTGTCGCTGGGCAAATCACTTTGGTTATTAGTAAATGACCCCACTGCTGTGCTATGGTTGTATGGCAACAATATGGGACTAGTGTAGCCTGGAATTGTAATGTTGGTGTTATAATATGCCGGCAAATCAAAGTCAGTCATATCACCAAACCACTCATTAAAACCGTTGTATATCAAGTTGAATGCCCTGACCTGTACATGATATGGTTTGACTTCTTGAATGTAGTCCAGCACAAACTCTTGATTGTCTCGACTGTAGTTTTGGTATGGTAATAAGCTACGAATTCTGTGTTCAACATCAATCAGGCTGGTTTTAATAATCCACCCTGGCGCAGAGAATTCACTAAGCACAAAATTAAATACCAAAGTCAACTGGCGGTTGCGTTCAATCTGCAATTCATCAACAAATATTTCTTCATTGATGGCTTGTATGATTTTACGGGTTTCAATCACTGGCTCTTGATCAAAATATTGTGCATCAAACACTTCAACGTCAAATCCAAAACGTCCCAAGGCATAGTCCCAAAGTTGTGCAGAGAATTCAATAGTGCCATCTTCTAATCCCACACGGTCCCATCCAGTAAGTGTGCGAATATAAATTTCGTATTTGCCTTGTGCATTGGCGGTGACTTTGACACTGCTGCCAACCACCACATCAATAAATCCAAGTCCAGCATAATTAGAAACTTCGACAACAATTTGTGAACTTGTGTTGTATCCCGGCAAGTACCAATTAATGTAACTCCAATACTGGCGAGTATCGTAGTTTTGTACCTTGGTCAAAGTAAGTGATCTAATGACGCCAGCCGAAGTTGATGTGGTACCCACTGTATAAATGGTCCATAGTCCTCGATTACGACTGTCCGAATCTACTAGATATTTGTACCCCACTGGTACTGCATACAAATCTTGAAATCCCAAAATTTCAAGATTTGTTACACGCTTGTTCCAATCACCAGATGTTGCACTGGGTTCTGGGTCTCTACTTTCAAGCAGCACAAATGTACGATTTTCGGCTATGGGATAACGTGTCATTACTGTGTTGGCTCTTACTAGATAATTCTTGAGAGCTGAAAATCTATCCACAAACATGCTTTGACGAGGACGGAATTGAACGCCATAACGTTCTGCTGGGCTGAGGTTGATATCGGGCACTAGATTACCTGCGGTGTCCACTCCACAGAAACTATCTTGCAGTTTGCGATAAATTCCGTTGCTGATCCACCCATCTGCTTTGTTCTGAGGAACTAGTTCGTATTCAACGTGAACATTGTCATTTGTAAGTTCACGATCAAATTCAATACTGATTACGGTATCCTCAGCTATGATGTAATCCAATGCGTTGTATAGGGCAATGGTACTGGCATTGATTGGCGCAATATACGCAATGCCACTGGCACGTGGATCTTCAATGTAATTGGCCACTGTGCTAATTGATAGTGTTTTGCCTTTTTGTGTGGCAGTTGTAGTGATGCCACGAACCCAGAAATAATATTCTGTAACAAATGTACCGGTTTGTGACAACACTGTGTTGATTACGTAACTTAATGTGTCTCGTGGAATGCCTTCTCCAGTGTAGTTTGCTGGAGATGCATTGCTCACAATCCATTGATAAACATCTACTGTGCTACCTGGGAACAACTGTCCCCAGCGTCGACTTGCATATACAATGTCATCTTGATTGGGGTCAATAAATCGTACGGTGCTGGTATCCCACCAGGTTTCTCCCACTCGGGTAGAACCCCATGTTGTGCCTAAGATGTTGGTTGGTCCAACATTGTAGTTTGCAGGATCAATTGCGCCAATGTAATCTAAGTTTTGTCGTGCAGCACCAAGGATCTTTCCTTGTAGTGGATCAAAGAAATCAAAGTATGTGGCAGTGGCTGATGTAATGCGATCATAAGCATAAACAGAATTCAACAATCTAACATCCACCACTGGTTGTTCTACTGTAAGCACAGTCCATGCCGGAACATTGTTAGTGTTCTCACTTACAAACACACGACCATAGTTGGCGCTCATTGTGCTGTCGTCTAGTTCATTGCCTGGGGCGCCAGACAATAATACGCCACTGGTGTAACTTACAGAAGTACCGTATTGATCGTATGGTGAAATATCAGTGTTGACAATTTGTTGCCCAAACACAAATTTGTCTGGGTTGCTGAGAGTGCTGGTAGAACTTGGCAACAAGTCATATGTGTAAACAGTACCACTCTGGAACAACAAGTCAAAGAATTCAGTAGCGCCTGCGTCCCACAATGCTGTGTAGTTGTCAAAGTCTGTGGGAATGTACATTGTGCCATTGGGCGCACCAACCACAAGATTCACTGCTGAATCATCAATGCTGAGGCTGGCACCAAATTGTGCATAAGTCTGTGGATAAGGGCTAAGAATGGTTTGTGTGTACACAAATGTTTTGAATCCAATATCATCAAATGTTGTACCAACTGATCCAGGCGCAACTTGCAGTTTGTCTCCCACCGGCGCGGCTGCTGAGTTTTTAACTGCCAAGATCAAATAACCTGTGGCACTCACAGTAGCTTCTGCATTGGGCACTGCGGCGTTGATGGCGGTTGCTAGTCCTGCAAGATTCTGATTGGGCGCATTGGGCACCGCAACATCAATATCGTCAATGCGAATTGTGTCTCCATTATCAAGTGTTGCTACAAACTCATATTGTATTCTTCCATTTACAGTGCCAGTGTCTTGATACATGCCTGGAGTAAAACTTGGGCTGTAATCAGCCAATGGATTTTGTATACCTTGATAGGTGTACAAACTGGTTATGATGCCATATGCGCGGCTTTGATTGATGTTGCGTTCTACAACACCACCACGGAATTGTTGTACACTGCTGTTGGGCACACCTGCATACAAACTGCAATTATAACTGCAAAGGTCGACTGCTTGTCCAAAATGAGCAGCATCTTCTGCTGTGCTTTGCACAACTTCTTGTACCTGTGCAAATTGATTGGTTTCAATTTCAATGATGTCGCCAACTTGTAGATCTGCATTGATTGTGACGGTGAATCCTGACACGGTAAAAGTGTTGGCAGCACCGAGCACAGAACTTTCTTCATTGACCAGAAACGTATTATTAAGCAACACGCTGACTGGTTCTGTCACAGAACCTAACACAGTGAAACTCACACTGCTGGGATCAGTTCCGTAGATGAATTTTTGTACATTACGATCAAACACGTATACAGAGCCTGCACCAATTTCACTGTCTTGTGTGCTGTATGGAGTACCAATCAACACCTGACGTCCATCTGTACTGGTACTGACTGAGTAGCCAAACTGATCTGAGGCTCCCAGGCCTGCCACAGTGATGGTGTCTACATATTCAAAATAGTTTTCAGCACGTATGAGAATTTGTGAACCACGGACTGGACTGTTAACAAATGTGAGATTTTGTGTTACATTGCTAAATGTGTAATCAATATTGGGACGTTGCAACACATCATCAACCAGCACTGAGAAACTGTAGATGTTTGTGGCTGTGAAGAAATACTCATTCAAACTAAACACAGTGGTCAACACCGAAGGTGCATAGTATGTTGAGAATCCTGTAATACCACCGGTCCCGTTGATGCTGGTTACGGTCAACACAATGCTACCATTGGCCAATGCACCACCAAACTTGGTGTAGTCAATTGTCACAGTGTCTGACACTAAGTAGCCCGAACCTGCGGTACTAACAGCCACTAGACCCACAGTGGCTGCTGGCGCATTGCCTTGTCCAACTTCATTGCGCTGACGAATAATAGTGAACTCAGCATCAATGCCACTGCCACTGGTGCTGGTTTGTGTGACATTGTAAAAAATGCCATAGTCCATGAGCTTGCGGCTGGTACGTTTGATTTGTATTGCGGTGCCTTCTACGGGTGCAGTAACAAACGTAACTTCGGTGAATGATCCGTTGACAGTGTAATCAATATTTAATGTTTGATCAGCTCCGCCTACTAGTACTTCTAACTGTGTGGCTTCGTCAATTTGTATCACATCAGCAATGCCGTAATTGGTGGTTACCCCATCGCCGTACAGGTTCAACACTTGGTTTTCCCAATCAACTCTGCCGTATGCATATACCTTGTTCACCCCAGGTGCGCCAATATACATCCAACGTTCGTCTAGGCTCATGGCAACTGAATAACCAAATTTGCCTTGGTCAATACTGACACTGCCCGGTGTGGTCAACAGTTGCCATTGTCCGTAGGGAATGGTATTGGGTGTGCCAAGATCTGGTGCTTGATAAATCACGCAAGCATATCCATTGTCAGCCTGCCCCAGTGATCCTAGACTGTTGGGGGCGCCTGCTACTGCCCAGGCGCGGCTACCAAAGTCCACACTTGATCCATATCCTCGAGCAGCCGGTAAACCGTTGTTGGGGCCACCGGTGGCATCTAGCACATCTAGTGTGAGTACTGCATCACCTTCAATCAATGGACTGATTGGACTGTACTGGCTTGTTGTTGAGCTCTTGACATACACATAAACGCCGCCTTGTCTGGGCAATGCACTCAATGAATACGGAGTCCAATATGCAGTGTTGAAAATATTCACGCTTTGTGGCACAGGAGCAGGTGCGTAGAAAAATTCTGTTTGATACGGATCAACAATATACACTATGCTAAATTCAGCATAGCTGTTGGCAGTGTCCCACAATGTGGCTCCTGCTGGGAAACGATATCTTGGACTGCCAATCAAGGCAGCAAACTTGTCTCTTGCTTGGGCAACACTGCTGCCGTACTGTTGATCAACATCAGTCAATACTGGCGCTAGTTCAGTCAGTTGTGAAAACACTTCTTCTTTTTGTATGGTTTCCCATAGACCACTACCGTTGTCATCAACCCATACATTGGCACCAGGTTGCAAAGTGTTGGCATATGGCAGATTCAGTACGTCACTGGCTTGTGCTACACGTTGTGTGGCCAAAGTAAATCCAATACCAGTACCATCAACCACTGTTCTACTACCAGTAAAACTAAAAGCAATTAAAACTGTGTCCAGACTCACAATGCTGAGAACATCATATACACCGTTAACTTCAGTATCAAAGAACTTGATAATCAATTTGTCATTAACACTCAGTCCGTGCTGTTGACTGAATATCACACGACTAGTGCCATCTAAATTGTCGCAAACGTGTGCAATGATTCCGGGTACTGCTGCTGCTCGATAAATGTTCCAATCGTAAGCATTGGTCTTGGCCACCCAAATTGTAGTTCCTACATTGATGTCATCAATGTTTGCTGCCAAACTGTCAACATTGTTGATATCAAATACTGTGATATCAACGTCGTTGACGTTGACATAGCCTGCTGTGGGCAAGGCAATGTCCGTGGGCATTGTTGTAGTTGTGGGCAGAATATCTGGTGAGGTCAATCGATAGCTTTGTCGCCACACGTTGTTTAGCAATATAGGTTGATCAGCTTCACTAGTTTCGCCCGAATTAATCACTTGCACCAGGGCAGGATTGCTGTTTAGCAATGCGCGGTTTAATCTTAATTGGAAGAAACTGCGGTTGGCATTGGCACCGTACACTGCACGTTGCACCGCCCAGTTTTCGTAAATGGTATAATCACCAGACTCTTTGCCAAGGTTGGCCTGGCCAAACAATTCAGCACTGAGTATGGTACCTTTGCTGCCAAGGAACTGTCGATATATATTGAGTTGACTGACATCGTCAAGATTCAGACTGGACATGTATTGTCGTTGGCGGAACCCAATTAACCCATAACTCAACAAGTCATTATCAGTCTCAAGGTTGGCCCGATTGATATTATAACTGTCAGACAACTGATCTGCTTTGTTGGCCAAATTAGGCAACAAGCCAAGTTCAATTTTAGTGTAGTCACTTTGATACCAACTGTTGGCATTGAACAAGGAGCTAGGTTGTACTATGTCAGCGGCTGACCAATAACTGCCTTTGTAACTGACAATTTCACCTTTGGTATAAGTTGTATAATTATTCCAAGGCTTGATATTATCTTGATTTAAAATAAATCCTTGAGCATCTACGCTGCCATTCCACTCAGTGCTGGTAAACGCAATTAAATTCAATCGGCTTTGGCGGGCTCCGGTGGTGGGTTGATAAATCAAATCACCAAATGAACTGGTGTTGTTCAACACAATCATGTGCTCGTAGCTGGTGTACTTGATGTCAATACTGCTGAGTGTTTGATCTGTAGCAGGTTCCACTGTGAATGTGTTGTCAAGTCTGGTGATGATCAAGTTACGTGTGGGCAATTCACGATTGTTTTGATCTAACAATACATTTTCGCTAGTCTGTGCAGCAATGCTGTCAACCACTGCTTGTTCTTTTGTCACACTTAGTTTGAATGCCAAGGGGTTCAAATTGATCAAGGCATTTTCATCCCAACCTTGTTGACTCCAATACAGAAATTCATTGACCATTTGCCCCCAACTTAGGATATACCCGTTGGTGGTATCTTCAAACAGTAACCCTTGACGTTCTAAATATTCACCGTAGCCCAGCAAGAATGCACTCACAGCAGTTTCGTTGACAAACACATAGCCATACGGAATTTGCACAATTTGATTTGTATAGAATGTGGGTACTCGTACAGTGGTGCCACCAGATGTGAATGTTTTCAACTGACCAGTGTACTGACTGCCAATGGTGTTGAAGAACGGCTGTGTTTTGCTGTAACCAAATACTGCATATCCGCCAGCAGTTTTTTGTACTACAACTGCCGAGTAACTGGCACGGTCAAACGGTTGATTCTTGTACAACACAAGATCGTAACTTTCGTCAGGAATTAAAAATGTTGTGTTGACACTGTTGGGACTGGATTTTTCAGTGTAAATCTTGATGTACTGTTTGTCTGAAAAACTGGCCATGCGATAGCACAGTCTTACGTCAAGGAAATCAAGATCAGCAGTGAGTTCTTCTGTGCTGTTGAGTCCGCTCTGACGGTTAAAGTCCACAATCCAGTCAATGTAGCTGGCTTTGCTGACACCGTTGCCGTATACTTCAATATCTTTGGCATTGAGTCTGTAACGTCCGTTGTACACATACTGATTCAAATCAAGATCATATTTGTACAAGTCTCTATCAGCAAACAGCGCAAAAAACTTTCCTGGTCGTGTCAACGCCAGCAAACGCATCACAGAAAATGGATATGCGCTTGAATTCCACCATGATGCTTCTGTGGGTCCACCGTCGCCCAAGGCCCAGCTCTTGCGGAATGTTTGTGCATTGTATGTGCCCACCACTGAATTGAATGGGCTCAACAACTCGCCCTCAGTACCAGTAGGTACTACTGATGTCAATCCGGGTCTTGCAAATTTTGGCAGGTAATAATTGCCAAGTGGATCAGCAACTAATCCAGCTTCAAGGTCATCCCATAAAACCAAGTTGTCTTGTGTGTACGGGGCTGGTCCGTAAATTTCTTGCCACCACGACGGTTCAACACTGAAACCTAGCATTTCCCAAGGAGTCAGTTCAGGTTGTTGTGTGTCATAGTAGTAGCGATAGATACCGCGCCATGCACCCGGCAGTGGGTCATTATTGAGTTGACTTTGACTACTGCTGTAGTTCCATGTGAATTCATTATTGGCTTGATAGTCTTGTGTGCGATAATCCAACTTGTTCCAGGCTACGTAACTCAAGAAATCTTGACTTAAAATACTGTTGATATCATCAAGACTGTACCCAGTAGTTCTAAACTGCCCAGGTAATACATCATATATGGTGAGTGGCACAGGGTTGTCGTCTAACTTCAAATTGTTGTAAATGCGTTTTTCAAATTCCAACAATACATCATCGCGTATATCTAAAAACGCACGGGTAACACTACCATCATGTCCTAAAATGCACAAGGCTGTACCGGTGCTGGTTTTTTGTGTAACGTATTGAGGACGGTATGCAGGATACAGTCCCAATTTAGTAGGAGTATTAGGCACAAAGTTGCCGTAAGTGGCACTGTATTCTTGAATCTTGACTACATCGCCAATGTTCAACGTGGTTAAAATGTTTATTCTTGGACCATCAGTGGCCACGGTGTAGTTGTAATCACGTATCAAAATGTTGTTGTTGAGGTACACATCCATGCCAAGATAGTTGGCAGAAGTATAATTGTAAACTTGTTGCGTGGGGAAGGATGTACCGCTGGTGAATGACACTGTGTATGAATTAGAGATATAGGTGCTGCCAGTGGGCAACATATCACTCCAATAAAATGGCTGTGATTCAACTCGACCCACTGTGATGTCGGCAATGGCTGCGTCAAGTATTGCTCCAGCGGTTTGATACTGCAAAGTCTGTTGTGTCACAGCGTTGAGCATCTGCCCTTTGAATTTTAAATATTCTTGGCTGTTGTATTGCAGACTAGAAAATATATTAAATGTCTCGCTGCGCAAGAAATATCCAGCCAAGGTCAGTGGTGCGCTTTGCTGTAGAATGATCAATCCATATGGTATTAGATTGCCAAGGTCTCTACTGTTGTTGGAACCATTAACTGGACCAGTTAAGTCAGTGAGATTTTCACAAATACTTTCGTAGTGTGTGCGAATTGTACCCAAGGTAAAACTTGGACTGTTGCCGTTCAAAGGATTTGATTCCAAATTGATAGGCACCTGATAAAACCCTTGACTGCTGGTTTGATCACTCAGCACCAGTACTTCAATAATGTCTGTGGGTAAATACACTTTGCTCAAGGTTATTGTGGTGCTGTCTGCAGTGGTAGTGTAATTGTAGGTTTCTGGGCGTTGGAATACCGATCCCACATAAATTTTAATTGCAGGAACTACAGTTTCAGTGCTGGCAGCAATATCTAGTTTGAGTGTGGCTCCAGTATATGTAAATTTAAATTGTTGATAAATCTGACTGGTGGTAACAGCGTCTTGCCACCCAATCAACTTTTGGTATATTGTACGATCCGCATACTCTCTTGCGGCACCAGAACTGATATCTGATGTAATTGAAACATTGTCTTCAACATACAAGAATGTGTCAACGTAAAGGTTGTTTTCAAACACAATATCACCAACGTTGTTGATGTTGAGATACTGCAATGGAAATTGCAAGATTGGGTCCAATACACCAGTGTCGCCTGTTGCATAACTGAATAACTTGGTTCCAATAAAAGTGCTACTAGGGTATTTGATTTGGTCACTGAAACTTATGCCTTGTAAATCATATGCATCAAATAGTGGTGCTTGTTGTACACCTGTTTTTAATTGGGCTTCGGTCCATGACTCGCCGTCGTACCAAAAAGTTACTCCTTTAAGGCTGGTGCCTTCAAGACACACAACTGATTGGTCATATAGCACAATGCCATCAGACGCCAGTACCAGGTTGATGATAGGTTCATCAAAATATGCAGTGCCTGTTCCAGATCCAACATTTTCTGCTATAAATGTATTGCCAACTGAGTATGTGACACCAACTGTACCAGCAGCGACATTCCAATCTGTTGTGCCTAATGTGTTGATTCTGTATGTTGCCTTGATCGCAAAACTACCAGCAGTTGTCAGCGGCAATGAATCAGGTTCAATGAACTGAACAATATAAATCTTGTTGCGGACATTAACATCTTCATCAGCAGCAAACACAATTCTAGTACCATCTACAACTGTGTACCCATCAGTGGTGTAACTGGTCGATCCCTGAATATTACTAAAGGCATCAGTCTGTTCAAAATCAATAATGTCTACTGGTTGTTTGCTTTCGGTGCCCATGTTGAACAATCGAATGCCCGGGCGAAATTCAATAATGGGACGCTTGGCTCTGTAGTTGTTGTCCAAACTGGCCACGGTATTGTTGTAATTGGCAGTGGATTGAATAACATCAACATGGAACCAACGATTACTACGTGTCCAAGCGTTTAAATCTTTGCTGGCTCTGCTGATTGTGAGGTAGTCCAGTTGATCTGGCTCTGCAGCAATAGTACTGTCATTTGCATCAATCACATAAGTTTCTGGCGTAACAAAATTAGTCACTGGTAATAACTCAATGGCTGCGCCCACTCCAGCCACATAGTATTCTTTATTGCTGGTGGCCAACGCTGTCATAGTACCTGTGGCTGTGCTCAACTGAACTGCTGGACCGTCAGCCACAGTGGATATTGAAAACTGTATGCCATTAGCTGATATACTTTTAATGTAGTATACTTGACCAGTTACAATTCCTCCCAAAGTTCCACTGGGGAATACAATTTGTTCACCTTCATACAAACTTTCTGTGGATGCAGTGGTGATGTAATTGCTGCCTGCTAGGGTGGCTGTGCATGTAATTTCAGTTATGCCTGATCCGTAACTGGCGGGGAATATCTCTCCCAAGAATCGAACTTTTAACCCATTGGTAAACACCACGCCATTTGGTGCAGTGTAATTTTTCTTGCCTAAAATATCTGCAACGTCTAAATTATTAACATCAGCTTGCTGAACCAATCTGATGCGCCCAAACATAGTTGAATCAGTACCATCTTGATAGTACACAGTATCAAAGTTAGCAGTCAGCAAAGGAATTTGCTGGAAGCTGCCGGTTGCATCTTTATACCAACTAGTGTTGCTCCATGTGATTCCATAAAGTATAGTAAATTTTTCATTGATGGCAACATCTTGTATTTTATTCAATTGTATATACTCTACCCCATTGCGATTAACAAAAGTAATCTGCCAAATTTGATAACGGTCTGCCAACGGAACAGGATCAGTTTGATCGTACAGTGTAGTATCGTAGCTGCCCGGTAGTCCGTTATTTGATGTGGCTTGTGCCAATGGATCAAAGAACGAGGTATATAACCATCCACCAAGTTCGGGATCTTCAGTTTCAACAGTTTGATTTGTAAAAATTAAAGTACGATTTTCTAGGTAAGTTGTACCGTCAATACCGCCATAAGTGTCTAAAAATTCTTGCACTTGTTGATTGTTGATCTGATCAAATCGCAAAGTGGTGAGAAGGTCAACCGGACCAACATCAGCTAAATTAAAATAAAATTGTTGTGCTGTTTTTTGTGGTACTTCAAATGTAACAACACCGAGGTCTTCGCCATTATTCAGTACTCCGTACACTTCTCTAGTGCTGATGTTTGGAGTTGTGGGACTCTTTCCGTCTACTCCGGGAAACGCCTGAATCCAAAACTCATTGCCAGTCCCGGGTGTACCATCAACTACATTAAATGTACCACGTAGGTTGGTTTGATTCTCGCTGACATAGTATAGCGTATCAGGAGCGTCTTGTGGCACAACAAAAGTCACAAGTCCAAAAACACTTCCGTTGCGTGTGACTCCTGAATTGTATGTATTTCCTGTTCCTAGTACTTGTGCAGTCTTAATCCAAAAAGGAAAATCACCAGTAAAATTCAAATCAAACACGTAGGTATTACCGCGGACCAAAGTCAACGTAGGATTGGTCTGTTGATTGATTACATAGTAACTCAGCCCCTTGTTTCCAACTCTAAAATTAACTGTTTCTGTGGCATTTTGCGCCACTTGGAATGTGTAACTGCCACCACGTACCAAGTCAATAGTGGGGTTGTTTCCGTTTTGTCCAGAGAATGTGTACACTCCATTAGCCCGTGTGACCACAAAGTTTTCTGTAGTGGGAATGCCTTCAGACTGAATATCTACAGTAGCAGGCCCACTGGGCAGCCAATAGTATTGACTGAAGTTGATAAACACATCATAATCTACAAACGGATCCCAAGTGTAGTAATCACTGTTGTACAACTGGTCAGGACGAGCTGAGTCGCCACCCTGGAATCCAACTGCATCATTCATGCCGGGGTAGGTTATAGCATTTTTAATAGTGTTGGTATCTGGCACCAAACTAATCACACCTGGTTCAAGTTGATACTCTCGTCTAGAAACACTTGGCTCAGAAACATAAGTGTCATTGGGATTGATACCAGGACCCACTGTGCGGCCAATAAATCCTTGAGTCTTTTTAAACTTGGGCTCTTGGGTTAACGTATCTAATGTAGCAGATAAAAACTGTTTGTTAACTGGAGTTTGAAATATCTGTGGAAGGAAATCAACTGATCTTGTACGTGCCATTAAATTACTCCGCTGCCTGGTGCAGTACGCAAGTTGGTACTGGTCAATGCTTCAATTACATCAATGTTGTTGATGGTTGCGCCATTTGCAAAAATTTCATTGGGCTGGCTGCGAATTTCGTATAAGTCGCCAAAACTCTTTTGTTGGTCCAAGGGTACCAACACCACTGAACTAATGATTGTTCCTAATTGTCTATGCAAATAAGCTGCCAACTCTGAGAAGTAGAATGTGTCACCAAAGTTCCATTTATCTATGCTGAAGTATGTGTTCATTTCTGCCAACACAGAACTTTTAATTTCACTGGTACTGGCTGTGCTATTTTGCGCACGAATAACTTTGATTGTAGCACGTAGTTCCTGTGCAGCCTTGGCCCCAAACAATGGTTTAAACACTACTGAATTTACAATTACGTTGTCGCTCAACATTTTGTAATCTTGCAAACCTTGATAATCAGTGCTGAGCTCATCAATAGTAGGCACCGCAGGTTCTGTTACAGATCCCGTGGTGTCACGCAACCAGTTTTGGTAAGCGGTATAATATGCTTGTGTTACAACATACAAGTCAATGATGTTTGTACTTCCTGGATCAATTCTATTTGTAAGTGGGCTGTTGTGACGATATTGAAAATACAAAGACTGTCGGCCAGTACGTGCAATCCATCCTGTTACTGAAACGATAGTTCTTGCACCAGCAACATTGATACTGAGTTGATAAAATGCATCTTCGCTGTAGGCATAGAATATCTGGCCTGGAGTCCAAGCAGTTTTGTTTAATTCAATCTCATCGTATGTGGCATAGTCATAATTTACCACACCTTCTTCTGCCAGTAGATAGCGTTGTAGATTATCAAAATCCACTGTTTGTTGCAAGAACACCAAAGGTCCAGGATTGGTTGTAGTGCCTACAATCTCATCAAAGAAATCAGGGTTGTCGGGTACACCATCGTTGTCACTGTCACGATAGCTCACTAGCACCTGGAAGTCATCAACATATCCGTCACTTTCCACAGGCTGCCCAATAATTGTTGTGTAGATATCACCCGGTAGTGGTTCTGTTGAGTTGGGTTGTGTGTTCACTGCCAGTACATTGACAAAGTCCTTGATGATTGTGCCCGTGCGGCTGTCGTATACCAACTGGTCTTCATAGAAGAAAAATCGTGTTTGCAACACTGATCCAAAATAGTAGTTTAGTCCACGGAATGTAATAGTATAGTTAGAATTTAACACAGTGAATGAAACCAACCATGACGCATCAAGATTGGCGCCTGAAGTATTGCCAGCGTATTGCTGACTCCACGGTGTGATATTTTCTTGTGTGCCAAAATTTAAATTGGTACTGGTAATCAAATACCAGGTATACGGTGATCCAGTAACGCTGCCGTCGTTGTCATATCCCAGCCCAAATTGACGATTCAACAAAATTTGTTGTGTCATTTGCTGTTCTATTGAGTTAGGCAAATCTGATATAAACAGTGGAATAATAGTGTCAATAATTGCACCAGTGGGCACAAAGTTGTTGATAGTCACTGGGCCCGCACCGCTGGTCAGGTCACCCAACCCGCCATTATACCCATCACCCACAATGGCCTGGGCACTGGCCCAAATTTCCAGGCGCTCATCAGCTCGCATAGGTGTGCCTTGTACAAGTCGGTTGTTGCGATCAAAATAGTATCCTGTTGGTGATATGAATTTCATCAATGCGCCAGGCACAACATATTTGAATACACTGGTTGTTGAATCTCCCACAGGAATAGGAGTGCCATTTGGCCAGGTTGCACTGGTAGTAGTATTTCTAAAATAACCAGTGGTTTCATTGGCCAATGTAGTGCTTTGATTCCAAGTGTAATCAGCTGTGACGCCAGTGTTTACAGTTTCTCTTGGAAAATTGGCGTAGTAGAACTGTTTCACAGTTGCGCCAGTTAAGTCTGGCTGCACTTGATTGGTAATAACATCAGCAATGTCATTACGATTGGTCCAGGAAAATAATATTGTAGGCAACACATTGTTTTCCCATAAAGCACCATCACTGCTAAATGTGTTAGTTGAGCTGTATTTGCCGGTGTTGTCCACTAAGTCAAGATAGCGACTGGTACCAATACTTGCACGGTTCAGTGCTTTGCTCTTGATAATGCTGTTGTAAGCAGTGTAAGGAAAGAGATTGTAGTCTTCGCCATTGACCATGCGGTTCTGCGTGTAGTAACGTGCAGGGGCACGTTGTTTGATTTCAGCAATGGGCTCACGTGCCTGGCTGTTGCTCACAGGACGTGTGATACCGCAAGTGAATGTAATTGTTTGCAAGTTGCCGTTGCGGTCAGTGTAGCTGATGGGCAACACAACGTTTTGCATTTCTTCTGGGTTGATAATATATTGCAGGCCATTGCTGGCACGAACATACGCACGGAAAATGCCTACAGGAATTTGTGAGAATACGCCATCACCAAAAATCATGGTAATTTGGTCATTGGCTCTAGAGGTCACTGAGTATACTGGTACCAATGTGGTGCTGCGTTCAGCAGCGGCCTGATAGATATTTTCAACATAGTTCCACTCTTGACTGATGTTTCCAATATTATCCAATTGGAACAACCAACGGTCTTCGTTGTTGACGCCTTCGATGTTGATGTCTACTGTGCGATTGGCAATGCGTTCAGCTAAGTTAAAGTCTTGATTTTGCAAAACGCCTTGCTTGAACAAAAAGAAGTAACCTGTGTTGGCTGATTGATAGCCCAGTTGGTCATTTCTAAACAAGACATTAAATGATGTATTGGGTTGTGGGCTGGGCTCATACACATAATCTTTGCCAACACTGGTCGAAGTCATGGCTTCAAACGGCATGTTGACCCCATCCACTGTGGCTGAGTACGGAATCACTGGCAAAAACCCAGGCACCAAATTAATAGCGTATTCGTCTGTGCGCACACCTAAAATAGTTTGTCGATTACCGGGGCGTCCCACTTTTTGACTGTCAATCAAGCTGGCATTGATAATAGCATTGAACTGTTCTTGCCAATCATTGTTGGTGGGATCAGACCAGTTCACAGTGACATTGCTCAAGTTTACACCATTGTAATCTACAACATTTTCAGTTGTGGTAACATTGAATACTTTGAGAAAACCTTCTGCGGCAGTGTTACGTTTGGCTGTGTAGCTCACAAGGTTTGCCAGGCGCACAACTGAATCTCTACGTTCAGCAGTGTCCAAGTAGTTTTCACGTGTGTTTAAGTCTGTGCGAAAAGCCAGTGCTTGTCCCATAAACGCCATAACGTCCAACAAGGCAATAAATTCACTGGATTCAATGTAGTCATTGAATGTTTCAGGATAGTACAAACGCAAGTAGTCAATGAAACTTTTGCGAAGAGTTTCAAAGTCGTAGCTTTGGAAGTCGGCTTCGCGGTAGGTTTGGTAGATCTGTTTCCAATCTTCTACACCAAATATCGCTGTTTGTCTTGTGGTTGTTGCCATAGTTCTCTCGTCTGTGCTTTATTTATTGATAAAGAAAACGGCGCAGTTATACGTAGCTGGCTTGACGATTCTGTTGATCAAAGAAAATACTGAGAATCTCAGCATTGGTTGTTTGCACCACAGTGATTTCTATTTGCAGCAGTATGCCATTTTCTTGTGGATACACTTGAACATCATTTAATACTATTCTAGGATCGCCACCGCACACACGTTGTATTTCAGTTCGTAAATCTTGTTGCAGTTGTTCAACTTGATTTTCAAACAAAAACTCCCATATCACTGTGCCATATCCTGGGCGGCCGGGCAGTTCACCTTGGCGGATATTAAAAGCATTCAGCAAGTCCCGCTGAATCAAGTCATAGTTAGTTAGTGTGAACTTTTTGTTTTGATTAATGGTGTTAAAGCCGATAAATGTGGTCATGCTAATATTTATGGGCAGTTAGCCCTTGATTCTGCGCAGACTGGTTAGATACAATGTTCTTATATCATCAATCAACGCCAATACTGTGGCCAATCCAGCGTCTACTTCAGCAACAAATTCAGTATAAGGTTTGCCTGCTACATCTTTTTGTAACGATGCATAGTCTTTGGCCACAGTGTTTAGGTACTTGAGAATAGCTTCGTACTGTGCAATCAATGCCGCGGCTGTTTTGGCAGTGGCTTCTTGACTGCCCAAATCAGCCAGTTTGGCTTGTTGTTCTTTGGTCAATGTGTTTAGTCGTCGGTTTTCAGCAAACAATGGGCCTGGTGGTTGTGGTGGGCCATTGTAGTCTATAGGCGGTATCTTGTCGTTTCCAAATACTCGCCCCATGGCCGCGGTCAATGTTTCTCTATTCACAGTATCAGTTGCTTCACCCGGCGGCGCCATCTGCAACATTGCGTCATTCATTTTTGAGTCAGCTGACCCTATGGCAAATTGTGCATCTTTGAATTTTGTGTCAAAATCTGCTTGCTTATCTGCGGGTAATTGTCCCTTGATCCAGTCTGTGCCACCTGCTGTGGATTTACTAAAAGCTGCTGCCATGCCAGCGGTGTCTTTGGCATTGAGGCTGCTGATTGGAACGCCAAGGGCACCGGCCGCTGCTAGACCCGAGCTCATTAAATTTTGCTGTGTTAGATTTTGTGCTGCAGGATTACTCAACAGTCCATCAAGGCTGTTGACACCGCCCTTGCCAGTCCACACCGCAGGACTTTTTAACACTGATGTCAAGTCGTTTGATCCTTGACTGAGATATGTGCTGGCAGTGCCTGGCTTGAGTAAGCCTGCTGTTTCTAGTTGCGAAGCGTCAAAGCCATATTTGCCACATCCCACAGAGTTGCTGATATCAGTAAAACTTTGTCCAGTGGCAGCACCAACCGATGCCACAGTGGCACGAACGTCTGTGGTACTGAGTCCTGCCATGGGCATCAACGCCGGTGCAGTGGTTGCAAAATCAGCATTGCTGATGCCATTGGTGACTGGACTACTGAACAACCCAGTAATTTTACCGCCAGTTTGTTGTGCAATTGAACCAAAGTTAGAAATACTACTGCTTAGTCCACCTGTGGTGCCTGCAGCAATTGACTGTTTGGCAGTGTCTGAAATATTTTTAAAAGAATTCAATGCTCCTGTATCCACACCAGGAAATCCTGCGGCTCCTTGGCTTACCATGGCTTGTGCCGAGGCAAGACCATCAGCGGCTTGAGTTTGTGCGCTGAGCACATCGCCAGGGCTGAATCCAGTAAGTCCACCTGATTTGGACTGTTTCTGAAAGATCTCAAACGCCTGTTCACGAGTTGTGCCTGGTGGGCAATCTAAATCAAATGTCTTTGCGGTTGCTGTGGGATCTGGCAAACCGTACTGTTTGGCCAATGCCGCAGCTTTTGCTTTTTCTTCTTCAGTCAGTGGTCTGTTTGCGGCAGAGTTGTTTGTGGTGCCGCCGCGAGTGTTATAAGTTTTGCCGTCGTCTACTGGTCTAGAACCCGGCAGCGGATCAAGTCCCCGACGTATTCTTTCATTGTTGGTTCGATCCCATACTATGGGGTCATTGCCCGAATAAGTCAACTTGTCATCGGGCGTTTTGGAGTTCAAGCCTGCTTCAATGCTTGAACCAAAGTTGCCGGCATCTCCTAAAGAAAATGTAAATGTACTCATTTGGCTCTTATGGTTACTCCTGCTGGTACAGGTACAGCACCTGGTGGTGGTGAAGGTTTGCCTTCTTCCAATTTGATCTTGACATCAACCCCCTTGTTATGGTATGGATAAGGTTCGTGTGTGGGTGCTCTGGGCACAATGGTTTTTAATGCATCAGCATCAACTTCCCAGCCTTTGCTGGTGCTGAATTTTGTATCATCCAATTCAATAGTGGCAATGGGTTTGGGTGCGGTGACTGTGGGTGCTGCTGGGCCGTTTAGATCTATGCCGCCAGCGGTGAATTTTAAATCTCCGCCGCCGTTCCATGATCCACCAGCACTCTGCAATGCCATGGTGCCATCTGCTTTGACTCCTATTGTGACTTTGCTGTAGATTTTAAAATCTTTTTGTGCAGTGATGTTAAAGTCAGTGACTGCTTCCATTGTGGTGCTTTTTTCACTCTTGACTTGTATGTTACCACCAGCATACATGTTGATGTTGCGATCAGCATGCATGTTGATGTCGCCCTGTGTGCGTATGTTTACGGAGTTTGTGGAAAATATGTCTACTGTGCCTTCTCTACCAAACTCCAGCCATGTCTGTCCGTTGGCATGCGTGATGTAGAAAAAGTCATCACTGTCATTCATTGTGATCTGATGGCCCTTGGGTGTACGCAGTCTAAACAAAGCATTGTTGCCTTGAAGATCACCATCATCCATCACCAGCGTGTGCCCGCCCATGCGCCCTATGACTTGTGCATCTGCAGGTGTTAATTCGTTGTTGTTGATTTTTTGTCGTATATCATTGGGCTTCATGCCACCTTGATAGATGGGAATGCCCGGAGTGCTGATGCCAAATACTGAACTGGGAGTTTCACGTTGACTGCTTGACTGTATGGGTCCTCGTTCAGGATCGTTGGCAAGACCTTGTTGAAACATAGCACCTGCCACAACACTTTGCACAGGCTTGGGTTGATCAAAGAAACGCCCGGCGTTGACAATGGCTTTGTTTGTGGTGTTGATTTCGGTGACTGGCAGCAAAGGTGCATCAGCAAAGTATGTTTCTTGATTTTTATTTCCTGTGACATACTTGTTACTGCCGCCAATGGCCGGAACCATTGCGCCTACACCGTTGTCGGGCACAACACCAATATAATATCCCAGTTGTCGGTCACCATTAACAAACACACACAGCACCGTGATGCCAATATCTGGTGGCGTAAACCACATGCCATAACTGTTTTGATTGCCAGGATAAGTGCCCGTACCAGTCCCAGGTGTGAGATCAGGTGGGGTATACCCATAAAAGCTGGGCAAATAATTTACTGTGGTCCACTTGGTATTATCATCGGGATCTCCACCAGAAAACACTTCAATGTACACTTGCAATCGTCCACTGCGTGTGGGGTCTACATTGTTTTTTACAACACCGGCAAATGGACCAAAATCCGCAGGAACACCACCACGATTTTGTTTGTAGTTTGATGGTACACCACGACTTCTTTGAATTTCTTCTGCCATTTTTTTCCTTAACTATCCTTGGCTATTTTTTGTATGCGCTGAGATACATTTTGCAATGTGGTATTTAAAGGCAACGGCGCATCAGTAAATGTAATGGGACTCACACCTGATCCTGTGGGGGCTCGTGGATACCCAACTGATGCAATGGTATCAGCTGGAGTTATCCCTGCGGCTGTAAATGCTGTGCCACTGATGGCCGCAGCTGAATAATTGGGATTAGAAAATATTGGAGCCATTGGTGTTCCTGTACCAGCAAATGCTGCACTGGCTTGATTCATTGCTGACTGTACTGAGGGCACTTGCGGGGTCACCACTGCTGACCCCGATGCTGTTGCTGTTGCTCTAGTTCCTTGTCTAGCAAATTTTGCATCTTCTGCACGGTTCACACTGTCATCTTCGGGTTCTGAACCAGTGGGTCTTGTACCTCGACTGTTGCCCGCTTCTCGATCTCTAAGATCAGCTTTCTTGGATTCGGGTATGGGAATCATGTAAAGTATACCAGTAATAGTTTGTTCAAACTTGCCGCCACGAAATTCATTCACAACCTTGGTGGCTTGATACACATTGGTTTGTATTGGTTCCCCAGGTGTGCCGTTCTGTCGGTTTTGTCTAGCATACGGGTCTGCCAGGCCAGTACTCAAATCATAATCTTCAGGACGTTGCCACACAACTTCAAACAACACTTGACTGTTATCAAAGTTTATTGTGCCGTCAGCAAGAAATGCACTCACTGAAAGATCTTGTGCTGTTATCCCACCACACAAACTGCCTTGTTGTATCCATGCAGGATCACCTATGATTTTCATTTGGGTGCCACCCGGTTGATCCATGGCATACAGGTATTCAGCGGCATTGGCACCAGCTTCGTTGCCTTTGTTGTCGGCACCTTTGCTGCTTTCTTGACTGCGGGAAGCCACAGAATATTTGATAAGGTCTCGTGTGTTACTGCTTAGTTTTCTTCTAAGTTGTGAATCTGCGCTTTCAACATCTGGACCACCCGATATGGTCATGTTGTAAGCAGCATTGAAGTTGGCTGAAAAATCTAATATTGCAGTGTTCAGTCCAGTAAACCAATATGGATAACGTTTGTGTACTCCGCGGAATTTACCAAGTGGGAAGTATTTGCTGTCAAAGTTGGGAATTTCATATTTGCTGATTATGTATATAACATGATAAGCAAAATCATTTCTGGCTTCATCATATCCGTTGGGAGTGGCTTGAAAACTGATCTTGTACCATTGCACTGGTTTGCCTGTTGTTTTGTTGGTTTCTTCTTCATCATTTGATTCAAGATTTACTGTCAGTCCCTGATTGTAAATGTAGCTGGAATTCCTAATGGCCAAATCTATAACTTGTGCCATTTGCATGCCGGCAGTGATGCTTGAATTGCGTGTTTTGACTTTTATGGCATCAGTATTTGGGTTTAACTTTTGATTGGCATTGTTGGTGTTGTTCATGCCAGTTTGTTTTTGATCAACTATGTTGCCAGGCAAGGTAATTGTGGCATTTTGTATGTCTTCAGCACCGTCGGCAAAAATCACTTCATAAGTATCAGCCACTTGATATTTTCCGTCGATTACATATTGTGCTGCGTATTCTGTCATTGCCGCAGCTAGGCCGCTTTTGCTTATGGTTTTAGGAGTAGGTGCTGTGTTGGTCTTGGGCGGCGGATATCTAGCCGCCAAGTTGGCAGTTTCTCTGTTGGCATCCCTAGTGTTTTGTCCAGCAGTGGACTTGGGGGTGGTACTTGCCCCTGGATTGTTTGCAGGTGCAGTTTTGTTTTCATACACTGCATTGCCACTCAACAATTCTTCTACTGTTTGTGCTGTGAGTTGAACGTCATAGGGTATGGTACCGCGATTGGTACTGCCAGCCACATTGTGCCCTGTTGGTACACACTCAAACTCATAACTGACCAATTTGCTGGTCACACTCCAATCAACTTTGCGAATTTGAAAAGGAAAAAACTTTTCCACAATAGAATTGGTATCTGACATGCCATTTTTGTCTGGTGCGGTTTTACCAGCAACAAGGTTTCCGTCAATGTCATATCCGTACCAACGCATGACCATGAGATATTGAGCGGCGGTGTAGTTTATAGTTTGTGTTTTGCCACTGGTCTGTGCCATGTCTTGTACAGCAGCATATATGCGATCCAACAATGTGATGTTGCCTGGTTCTATCACTGTAAATTTTAATATTGTTATGTTGTGTGCTGCTTGTGTTTGTTTGCCAGGTAACAAGTTTTCAAACGTCACACTGTCAATATAGAAGTCTTGTGCAAATGCAGGATTGCGTCCAGCGTCGGGTCCCGAGCTGCCAGGCACACCAGGTGCCACACCTTGTTTGCCACCTTCTGCATCAGTCTCAGCCTGATAATTGGGATTGGATGCACCTTGATATCCCCCAACATTGTTGGGTGCGCCGCCACTATGAAACAACAAGTTGTAACCGTTGACTCGCTTTTTCTTTGTTTTTACTAGTTCAGTATATTGATCTGGGCTCAACAAGTACACCGAAGCTGTCCAGGTGGTGCTGGCAAAATTATCCAGTATGTTGCCTTGCGGGGTTATGTCACCACTGGTGTTGATATTGCCTTGTGCGTTAGCTTCTTGTTTTGTTGTAGATGTTACAGACGTTTGTGGATTGTTGTCGTTGGCTAGGTTGTTGTTTTTTTGTATAGAACTTAATATGCTGGTGTTGGTGCTGTTTACAAAACCTTGCCCAGTAACCTCAGCCGTGGGAGCAGTGCGAACGTAGTCGGTGATTTGACGTCGCTGTTCTTCTACTGTGCTGGGTAGTACTGGTGGTGCTGCTGGTCCGTAAGCCATGTGTTAGAATCCCAGCGTTGATTTGAGTGTGGTAATCTTGGGCAAGTAGATGGTGGTTCCTACCAAGAAATCCAAGGGAGGCTTGGTCAGCGTGTTGGGGTTGCGTTGATAGAACACCCACCATAGTCTGGCATCACCATAAAGGTCGTGTGCCAGCAAATCCGGACGATACTGATATGTGAGATTTATCTGAAAGCCAATATCATCACTCTCTTGAGGGATAGGGCGGTTGATCATTACATCTAAAAAGAACTGACTATAGCCCGTGGTAAAATATGGACTGGTGGCATCGTAATTTGCACTCATTACCAGAACCCTCCTCTTAACAATGCACCATTGGCATAGTCTTTGAGACTGAACTGCTGGCTGACTTGATTGCGTGTTTGTATGGGCAACAAACTCAGTTGTATTTCTATTTTTGTGGGCACGTATGTGGCGTTGCTGGTGTTGTACACTGCTTGTTGTGACACTCCCGGTTGTCCAGGTCGGCTGCCGCCACCAGGCAATGCGCCCTTCTTCAAGATATTGCCCAGCAAATCAACTGCATTGCTCAATCTTCCCAGTACAGAACCAATGGTATTGGCTGGTGCTGATGTGGTTGCTACTCTACGGTTCAATAAATTTTGCCCATAGTTGTTGGGCTGTGTGCGTATGTAATCAACATCTGTGGGCAAGCTGTAACTAAACGTTTTGACCACGCAAGGATGATTGTTGAATTGGTACTGGCCAAGACCAAACAAATATACCAAGGGAGGCGGTGCACCCCGCTGTGCATCTTGCCCATAAAACATCTTTGTGACTGAGCGGAAAAAGTGTATCACGGCCAGCATGTATTCTGCTTCGGCAGTGTCCTGCGCGGTAAACGTACCATTGAGAGTGATGTCACCTGTGTTGCTGTTTTTATAAAATTGTCCACGATAGTTGCTGTGAGTTAAATCAGCAACATCATAGTTGGCATTGTATGAGGTGCTGATACTTGGTGTATAAGGGAATATAACTCCGTCGCTGGCCTTGAGGGGTGCTAGAATACCGGGGTCAGAAGCGTTGTAAAGATAATTTGAGTTGGGCGCAATGCGTAGTCGCACACGCCAGTCGCCGTTGGCTGGTTGATTGAATCTGGCTTGCAATGCTGCTTGTTCTTGTGCT